TTCTTACCGGCATCGGAGCGATGACCGTTGAGGAAGTTAGGAAAGCAGAGGATCTCTTAGGATGAAGATCAACTACCCGATGACCATCACGGCAGCCGATGTCGAGTCTCGCACTCTCACCGGTCGAATCGTTACATGGGGCGAGGAAGGCAACACATCAGCCGGACGCACCGTATTTAGCAAGGATTCAATCGCATTTGGCAAGAACGTCAAGTTACTTCTTGAGCATGAGTTGACGCGACCAATCGGCAAAATGGTCAGCGCAGAAGTTACCGACACCGGCATCGAAGCCAAGTTCAAGATTTCAAACACCTCAGCCGGATCTGATGCGCTAGTCGAAGCAGCCGAAGGGTTGCGCGATGGATTCAGCGTAGGAGTAAAACTCAATGAATGGGCGAATCAAGACGGCGCGATGGTTATCTCATCCGCGAAATTGATCGAGGTTTCGCTTGTTACCGAGCCAGCAATCGATTCAGCGCGTGTTGCTGAAGTCGCAGCAAGCGAAGAAGAAAACAAGGTTTCCGAGGAAGCACCCGCTTCTGAGGATCAAACAACAACCGAAGGAGAACAAGTGTCCGACACTACCGTTCCTGCTCCTGCCGTCGAAACGGTAGAAGCACAGGCGACAGAGGTTCAGGCTAAGTCTGCGCCAATGTTCGCAACTCCTCGCGTCAATCTCAACGTGACCGCAGGACAATACGCACTCGCACAGGTGCGAGCAGCACAAGGCGACACCGATGCTCGCGATCTCGTCGCAGCACTCGACATCGCAACCGTTTCAGAGAACACCGGAATGGTTCCACCGAACTATCTCCGCGACATCATCGGCGTTATCGATGATTCACGTCCGTTCATCAACTCAATCGAGCGCGCAGCGTTGCCAGCATCCGGCATGAAGGTATTCACGCCAAAGTTGGGCGCACAGGCAACCGTCGCACTTACCGCAGAAGGTAACGAGTTTGATTCAACCGACACCGTCGTAACTTTCCAAGAGGACAATATTGTAAAGTTCGCAGGCGCGAACATTATCAACGTTGAACTCGTTGATCGTTCAGACCCATCGTTCGTCGATCTCCTCCTTCGCGAACTCGCAGCATCCTACGCACAAAAGACAGACGCTTACGCAGCACAAATCGCAGCCGATAACGCAGGCGTTTCGTCTGGAACGAGCATCTACAAGGCAGTCGCAGACGGAATCGCTGACTCTTATGGCGTCATGCGCTTCACACCGAACCGCCTTCTCGTAGCACCATCCGGCGGTTATACAAACATCGATTTCGCTAACCTTCTCGGTGCGGTCGATGGCTCGCAGCGTCCATTATTCGCAGCAGCACTCCCAGATAACGCTCCGGGTCTTATCACTCAGGGTTCGACTCAGGGAACCGTCGCAGGTCTTAGCCTCGTTGTAGATCCAAACTACACAGGCAACAACGTCGGCGACAAGGCTGCTCTTGTCTACCCATCCGCAGCGATGCGCTTCCATGAATCCGGCACAGTCCAGATCCGTGCGAATGTCGTTGCCAATGGTCGAATCGAGATTGGCATTTACGGATATTGCGCAGTCGTAAACCGTTATCCAACGGCTTTCCGTTCTCTGTTCGTATCCTAATAAATCCATAAGTCCCCAGCCGGTCTGATCCCGAGCCGGCTGGGGATCTCTAGCAGAAAGGCGAGGACATGCCCACCATAATCACGGCAGGTGAACTCAGAGCCGTTCTTGGCGTGTCCTCAGCCCTGTATTCAGACGCAATTCTGAACGACGTCATCGATACTGCCGAAGCGGTGGTCTTGCCGATGCTCGTCACATATCGCAGCCCAATTCGCAGCGTCGAACTTCAAAGCAATCAAGCCATCTTCGAGTTTGATCCCATTCAAGTATTCAACGAAGGACAAAGCGTCGTCATCGCTAATGCCGGTTCGCCTTTCAACGGCACACACACCGTTCTCGCAGACGGTCTGAGCGATACGACCTTCCGAGTGGCGATCGTCAATGCCGACATCGCAAAAAAGAACCTGATCCCGGCTGGAATAGCGACCCTTAGCGGCGCAAGCACCTACGTAGGCGTTCCGGAGGTTGAGTCGGCGGTTCTAGCGGTCGCCACCGAGGTATTCCAATCACGAAGCGCAGTCGGTGGACAGATCGAAGGTGTCGATTTCCAAGTCTCACCATTCCGTCTTGGTCGTAGCCTATTCAATCGAGTTTCCGGCATTCTGGGCAAACACATCGATCAGGAGTCGATCGCACTATGACGATCGCGACTGAAGTTCGCGCCGCGCTCAAAACATCATTAGCACCGGTCGCAGCAAACATCTACGATCACGTCCCAGAAGCACCGCAGGCTCCTCACGTGAGTATTGTTCCCGATGATCCTTATCTGGACATCGAGACAATCGGGAAAAGCACTCTCAGGCTTCGAGTCAATATGGTTCTAGCAGTCGGCGTGAACTACGCAAGCAACGCGGCAGCACTCGACAACCTAGAACAACTCATCACTAGCGTTCTGACGAATATCCCATCCGGATATATCGTTGGAGAGGTCAATCGACCAACAGTAACTCAGGTCGGCTCGGTGAATCAGTTAATCGCTGATATTCGAGTTTCAACCTACTTCCAAAACTAAGGAGCAGAAATGCCAACCGCCGTAATCACCGGTCGAGACGTTACCTTCACCATTGGCGGTAACAATTTCGACGCTCAAGCAACCTCAGCCGTTCTTAGCGGCGAAATGGTGCGCGAAACCTACGAGACTCTTGATGGCAAGGCTTATAAGGTTCTCGATAACAACTTCACCTTCGAGGTGGAAATGTTGGCTGACTGGGGAACAACCGGATCTCTATGCGAGATTCTTTGGGGTGTTGCCGAGTCATCACCGAACACCGGAATCAACACCGTGTTCACCGCTAACACCGGAGCAGTCTTTACTTTCCAAATTTTGCCTATGTGGCCGTCAGCAGGTGGAGCAGGTAACGACGCTCAGACTGTAACATTCACCTTCCAAGTAATCGGAGTTCCAGCCGAGTCGTTTACATAATAAGGAGATCGGGATCATGAAATTACCAATTCACATAACTTACACATCGGGAAAGCAGGAAACCTACACCGCGCAACCGCCGGAGTGGGCTAAGTGGGAAAAGGAAACCGGCAACAAGATCACGCAGGCTGATGGCAACATCGGAATCTGGGATCTTATGTTTCTGGCGTATAACGCTCACAAGCGTGAAGCGGCAGGCGTGCCGGTCAAGCCTTTTGATGTCTGGAGCCTAACGGTCGAGGACATCTCGGCAGGTGAGTCCGACCCAAAAGCCACCCAGTCGGAAGTCTGAGTCGGCTGATCGTCGAACTGGCGATCGCGACAAGAATTCCGATGAGTGAGTGGACGGATGCCAGCGACATCCTGACCGCTCTTGAAGTATTGAAGGAGCGCAAGTGACCGAGCCAGCCTTAGCCTTCGACAAGAAGGAACTGCGTTCGGTCATCGGCGCATTCAAAGCGATGGACGAACAGGCAACTGATGAAGCGAAGAAAATGGGCTACGAACTGGCTCAATATGCGGCGCAAGAAGTCAGGCGCGCCGCTCTATCGCGCACAGTCAATCCGGTCGCAGTTCGACGAATCGCTGATGGAGTTCGGGTCAGCAGAACATCAAAAGTGGGCGAATTCTCTTATGGGTTCGCCAGTCAGCGTTTTAGCGGTGGTGGTTCGACGAAAGAGTTATGGCGTGGTTTTGAGTTCGGTTCTAATCGATACCGACAGTTTCCAACGCGCACTCCGAGAGCAGGGCTCCGGGGCAACGCTGGATATTTCATCTTTCCGACACTCCGTCGCATTCAGCCTCAATTAGTCGCTCAATGGGTTCAGGCATTCGATCGCATTCTGAAGAAGTGGACGTAACATGGCAGAATTCAGAACGCTGAAACTTTCCATCCTTGCGGATGTCGACAACCTCAAGAAACAACTCGGTCAGGGCGAGAAGGAAGTCCAATCCTTTGGCTCAAAGGTCGCAGACTTTGGCAAGAAGGCAGCCTTAGCGTTTGCTGCTGCCGCAGCAGCCGCCGGAGCCTACGCCGCAAAACTTGCCGTCGATGGCGTCAAAGCAGCGATCGAGGATCAAAAGGCTCAGGAGTCGCTTCGTCGAACCCTTGAGAACGTCACAAGCGCAACCGAAGCCCAAGTTGCCGCGACCGAGGATTACATCAGCAAGACCGCGCTTGCTTCAGGAGTCGCGGATGACCAATTACGACCATCGCTTGATCGTCTCGTTCGAGCCACCGGGGATCTCACCCAAGCCCAAAAATTACAGGCAATCGCGCTCGACGTTAGCGCAGGAACCTCGCGAAGTTTACAAGCGGTCACGGAGGCGCTCTCAAAGGCTCAGGAAGGCAATCTAGGCGGTCTAACTCGTCTCGGTGTAGGTCTTACCGCAGCCGAGGTCAAAACCCTCTCATTCGAGCAGATAACGGCGAAATTAGGGCAAACGTTCGCAGGGCAGGCAGCCGCATCAGCCAATACCTTTCAGGGTCGCTTAGATCGACTCAACATAGTTCTCGATGAAGCCAAAGAATCAATCGGGTTCGCTTTGCTTCCGGTCTTAGAACGTTTGCTCAGTTTCGTCAATGATCGCATCGTTCCGGTCATCCAGAAGTTTGCTCAGGATTTTGGTAGCGGAAACGGTCTGGCAGGCAACATCGAGCGCGTAGTCACAATTATTCGAACCGTGCTAACTCCGGTGTTTGAAGGCGCGCTGAGCCTATTCCGTCGAGTTCGTGACGCAGTCGCAGCTAATCAGGAGTCTTTCACCAAGTTCGCAGACCTGATCCGCACCTACATCGCACCGGTTATCGGAACGGTTCTCGGTGGTGCGCTCAAGGCTCTTGGGGTTATTGCGCAGGGAGTGATTACCGTCGTCGCCAAAGCAGCGGATTTCATTCGTGCCACCGTCGAGGTCGCAATTACCGGCATCAATGCGCTCATCCGCGCTTATAACGCAATCCCGGCACTACCTAACATTCCTACCATCAACGCACCGAGCGCAGGCGTTACCGCACCGTCTGCGCCAAGTATCCGGGCGATCGAGCGAGGTGTTCCGTCGGCTACTCCAGCCGCCGCGCCGGTCGCTCCGGTTACCAATAACATCACGGTCAATGGAGCCATCGATTCTGAGTCAACGGCTCGCCAGATTGCCAAAGTCCTTACCGAGTCAGCATCACGCGGCACAGGTGGCGGCGGTGGCTTCATAGGTGGGTTGCTCGTAACGTGACGGCTTGGACTCCCGAATATCGCGTCAAGGCTAACGGCAACACAATCACGGACATCACGCTGGTTGGCTTCTCGGTTACTTCTGGGCGCACCGACGTCAATGCTCAGGCGCAGGCTGGTTATGCTGCTATTCGCATCCTGAATCTTACGAATCAGGTTTACACGTGGGGCATCAATACGGCGGTGACGATCGAAGTAAAAGACTCGACATCGACATTCGTTCCCATCTTTGGCGGTCGTATCTCAGACATAGCCGTAGGCGTCGAACAAACCGGATCTGAAGCAACCGTCACGGTTATCGACATTTATGCTCTTGGAGCGTTAGCAAAACTTCAAAACGCGGTCTGGGAAGGTTCTCTGAGTAAGGCACTTGATGGAGCCCAGATCCGGACAATTCTCGAATCCTTATTGACGAATGCTTGGAACGAGGTTCCTCCGTCTTTGACGTGGGCGACTTACAACGCAACCGAAACATGGGAAAACGCTCAGAACGTCGGAATCGGCACAATCGACACTGGCGAATACGAAATGATCAGCAGATCAGCCAGCCCGGTCAATATGTATTCCTACGTCTCAGATATTGCTAATTCTGGCATCGGTTATCTATACGAGGACGCTAACGGCTTGATTTCCTACGGAGACGCGGATCATCGTCAGGATTATCTTATCGCTAACGGTTACGTCAATCTTGACGCCAATCATGCGCTGGCAGACGGCATCCGTTCGACCATACGGCAAGGCGACATCGTGAACGATCTCGTCATCAATTACAAAAACAACTTCGGAACGTCTTACACATATAGCGACCAAACGTCTATCGATTCGTTTGGGCTTTATGCTCGAACAATCAACTCGCTTCTGGACGAGGACGCTGATGCTCAGGCGGTGGCTGAACGTTTCGTCAACTTCCGCTCTACGCCTAAGTCTAAGTTCGATTCGATCACCTTTGCGCTCCAAAACCCGGAACTCAGCGACTCTAACCGTAATAGTCTACTCAACGTGTTTATGGGCATGCCGGTCGCCATCGCGAATCTACCGGCTAACATCAACTCAGGATCGTTCGTCGGTTACGTCGAAGGATGGACGTTCAGATCGACGCTTTCGGGTCTTTCAGTTTCCCTCACCCTTAGTCCGACCGAATTCTGGACGGTTGCTCAGGATTGGGATCAGGTCACCGCTACGCTCCAATGGACGGACGTAGATGCTACACTTACATGGCAGAACGCGACAGGAGTAATTTCATAATATGCCCACAACAACTAATTTTGGATGGACAACTCCAGCCGATACCGATTTGGTCAAAGATGGAGCAGCAGCAATCCGAACGCTTGGATCCGGCATCGATACATCATTCGTGGATCTCAAGGGCGGCACAACCGGTCAGGTTTTATCCAAAGCCACTAATACCGATCTTGATTTCACTTGGACTACTGCCGGCAGTTCGTTCGTTGGCGCGTCGGTAACCGATTCGAGTAATCAAAGCGTAACCCAATACGTTTCGACAGCGGTGACCTGGACAAGTGAAGATTTTGATACAAATACCTTTCACAGCACTTCGACCAACACTTCGAGAATGACCATCCCTTCAGGAAAAGGTGGTTATTACCTAGTAACCGGAACTCTAGGTTTTACGAGCGCAGGCGGCGGTCGAGTTGAACTCTATATCAGAAAGAATAACTCCAATTTTGTCGCCATCCGTCTGGCAAACTCCGAAGAACCCGCAATCAACATCAGCGAAATTATGTCCTTGGTCGCAACCGATTACATCGAATTATTTGCGTTCAGCGAGGCTTCATCGCCAAGTTTGAAAAAAGGTGTTTACGGTCACTTCTCGATTGCCTATTTAGGAGCCTAATGAATATCGTTCAAAAAGTATTGGAAGCCTATCCAGATTTGGATACGAAAGAATTTCATCCGATTGATGGTCGAATTATGTTTCAAGATGACGGCGATGGCGTTGTCTATATTGCCAAATGGGAATACGACAAGCCTATTCCTGAAGGTTTGAAACTTGGCAAAGACTAATCCTTGGCTTAGCCATGCCGGACGACAACTGCGTGAGCAAATTGACGATCGTTACCCTAATAGGGATAGGCGTAGCGATGGTTGGGTGGCTGACTCGAAGCATTCTTCAAAGTCTGATCACACACCTCGAAGAAACGGAGTGGTCAGGGCAATAGACATCGACGCCGGGTTAGGTCACTCGAAAGCGTCTGGAATGCTCGCATTAGCCATCGTCGAAGCAGCCAAAGCCGGAGACAAGCGGATCAAATACGTCATCCACAAAGGTCGGATAGCATCAAAGATCCGAGGTTGGAAATGGCGTCCGTATACCGGGGTCAATCCTCACGAAACACACATCCACGTCAGTTTCACTCGCAAAGGTGATCGGGATCGAAGCAACTTCGCAATCTAAGGAGAATCGTGAACGACTACATGAAACATCCAGCAGTTCTAGCACTCGGCGCATTCCTCAGCGCATGGGCAGCGACGAACTTTGATCTCGACTACCGAGCCGTTCTTTGGTCGGTCGTTGCCGGTGTCTTTGGATACGCGAAGCCTTTCAAAAAGTGAAGGCTGCCGAATGGGTCGGACTGATTGCTGGTCTGACCGGGATTCTTGGTGCGTTTGTAGCCGCGTTGCGATGGACAGTTCACCAGTTTGTCCAAGAGATAGGCAATCAACTATTTACACGGATGGATCGTCTGGAAACTGAGATCGGCGTGTTGACGGCGAGACAGTCGGACATCTATGCCACCATTATCACCGAAAGGGGTTCTCATGGCTCGAAAGACAAAGGCTCAAAAACTCGCAAGCCTGCGCGCAAAAGAGCGAGCCGCTAAGAGAACAAAACCCATCACCGCTCTCGATCTGTGGGCGATCAGTCTTTATGAAGTGACTGAGTCCATGAAGCGAGCAGGTTTTGACGACGCAACGATTCAGGGCTGGCTCTGTGATCAATCTTTGCCAGATTGGGTCTTATCGCCATCGAAGCCGATTGAGGACGATGACGACGAGGAAGAAGAAGACTATTAGGCGAACCGTTGTAATCAGCGATCTCCAAGTTCCTTATCATGACCATAAAGCCGTCAAAAACGTCGCAGCATTCATCAAGCGATGGAAACCTGACCGAGTTGCCACCGTCGGCGATGAAATCGACCTTCCTCAGTTGTCCAGATGGGAGCGCGGTCTTGCCGGTGAGTTCGCTGGAACACTTGACCGGGATCGACGAATCACTCAGGAAGTTCTATTCGACCTCCGTGTTACGGATATGGTCAGAAGCAATCACACCGACCGGCTCTATAACTCCATCAAAACCCGGCTTCCAGCCCTAGCAGCCTTACCCGAACTTCAGTTCGAGAATTGGCTTGGGCTTCCGGATCTGGGCATCAAGTTCTGGCGCGACCCTATGCCGTTGGCTAAGGGGTGGATTATCCTTCATGGTGACGAAGGACAAGTCAGCCAGAAAGGTGGTCAAACGGCTCTAGGATTGGCTCTAAGGCATGGAAAATCGGTGGTCTGTGGTCACACCCATAGGGCGGGGCTTTCGGGGCTTACACAGGCGTCTGGAGGCGTTTTAGGGGGTATTCTGTGGGGCTTTGAGGTCGGAAACCTGATGAACTTCCGCGACGCCAAGTATCTCAAGGGTGGCTCAGGCAATTGGCAGCAGGGCTTTGGGCTGATCTACGAGCATAAAAACCGGGTGACGCCTGTATTCGTGCCGATCGAGCGTGATGGCTCCTTCGTGGTCGAAGGAAAGGTCTATGGATGAGATCGTCCCGATCATCCGCACCATCGATGACCATATTGACGATTGGGATGCCGCGTCTGATTTCGTTATGAAATCGTTATCAACGACACGCCGATAGGCGGTTGCTTGACGTCTGAATCGGCGTAACGTCTGCCATGTCGGGAACGGTTCCCGGAAAGGCAGGAATCATGAAAAGCGTCTATTTCGTCAATTCATCAAACAGAATTTCATCGATGGCAAAGCAGGTCAAACATGCCCATATCAACGGAGATCATGAAACGGCTCTTGAGTTATTGAATCAAATCGAGACCAAGATTCAATTCATGAAGGCTGAACTTATGAATCAAATGGCGGTCAAAGCATGACCGCCATGAGTTTTGATCCCATCGCTATTTATTACATCATCGCACTCATCAGCATTCCCATTCTGGGTCTGCTTTACACCGCGATCACCGAAAACTTCTACTGGAAAGGCTGGAAAGATGGAAAGCGATTCGCCGAAGGCAATCAACCCTCAAAGCATTCTCGATGAAGCAGGTTTTATCCGAGGTGAACGAGGAAAGGTTTACGGTCACCCATATATCAATCATCGACGCATCGCCGATCTTTGGTCTGCTTATCTGGGTATCCCAATACCGCCGGATCAAGTCGCGGTCTGTATGGCTCTCGTCAAGATCAGCAGAATCGCCGAGACACCGGGTCATCGAGGTCGAGACGGTTACGTGGACGGAGTGGCTTACCTTTCACTCGCTGCCATGCTCGCGACAGTCGATCCAGAGGAATTCGATGCCTATTAGAGCCAATCACGACTCTAAGATCTGGTGCGACATCTGTAAACTCAGGTTTGGGAAGGTCGGTGGTGAGTGGCATATTCGCGCCATGACGCCGGCTCGCTGGATCGTCATAAGTGAAACAAAGGAGCGAAGGGGTCGCACTAAGGCTTATTGCCAGCCGTGCGCGAACGAAGCGCAAATGGACGGACGAGGTAACGTCTGGACATTCCGAGAACAATTGGATTACGCATTAGGAAAAGAGGAAATAAGTGGGATGGAATCTGAATGACTACGAACCGGTCGAAGATCGCTTGGCTAAGTTCTGGAATGATTATCCGCCGGGTCGCATTGAAACGGAGTTGGTGGCACACGAAGGTAATCGTTACATCGTGGCTGCTCGACTGTATCGGGTGGACACGGATCCCAAGCCTTTCGCAACAGGGCTGGCAGAGGAAACGATTTCTGATCGAGGCGTCAATTCAACTTCGGCTCTTGAAAACGCTGAAACGTCTGCTATCGGACGAGCGTTGGCTAACGCCGGATATGCTCCAAAAGGTAAGCGCGCTAGCCGCGAAGAGATGGCAAAAGTAGCAAGGGGCGACACGCCGATCGTTCACCATCCGTTCAAGCCGTCAGAAGCGGTCAAAGAGGTTCCAAACGAGCCTCAAACCGTAGTTTGGGAGGATGAAACCGAGACGAAGGCGTTTCAAGATACAACCGACATCGCAGCAGCATTCGGCGGTCAAGTAGTCGGCTTCAAATGTAAACATGGCGAGATGTTGCTCAAAGAAGGCACATCTAAGGCCGGAAAGCCGTATCACGGATTCGTCTGTGGGGCTAAGTCAAAGGCTGATCAATGCGAAGCGCGATGGGCGAAGCAAGGCAACAACGGTCAATGGGTGTTCGAGGATCGAGCTGCCGGATGGTAGAAGATCGAACCGGTGAACCTAATCCGCGTCCGGTGACGTGCGATTGGTGCGGTGTCCGGCTGGTCAGTTATGCCGGAGTTCGCGTCCAAATGGCTGAGCATGATCCGCTTGACTATAACTGGGCGTGCGAAGGCTGCTTTGAGAAAATCCGTCATGGTGAACTATGAGCAACGCATCAAGGAGGCAACGTGGTCGGGAGACTGAGAAGATTTTTGCGGATTATCTGGTTCGTAACGGATTCAAGACCGCTCATGTTACGTCTATGGCTGCTAGTGGCAGCGATGTTTTGGGTATCGACGGCGTGGATTGGGAAGTCAAGGCTCGACGCGGATTGGTCATTAGCGAGACTATGGCTCAACTGCGCAGACGCAGACGCGAAACCGGACTAGGCGTTGGGATTCTCAGACTCGACAAACAGGGCGAAAAAGCCGTCGGCGATTGGGTTGCCATCCTGACGGCTGATGATTTGATCTATTTACTCAAGGCGGCAGGTTATGGCAATCCCAGATAAACGAGTTCAGCGTTGTATCGGCTGCGGAAAGTGGGTTTATATGCGTGAACTGTGTGAGGATTGCTATCCAAAGGATCAGGCGGCATGACGCTTATTGGAATCAATAAGAAAGATTACAAGCCGAAAAACGACTATTACACCCCAGAATGGATCTTTGATCGTCTTGGGTTGACCTTTGACCTTGACGTAGCGGCTCCTGAAGGCGGCATCTCATGGATACCGGCAAAACAACATTATTCAATCAAGGACGATGGGCTAATTCAGCGTTGGGAAGGATTGGTCTGGATGAATCCGCCCTATTCTCAATGTGTGCCGTGGGTAAGCAAGTTTCGCGAACACGCTAACGGTGTGGCATTACTTCCCACCAGCAAAGCAGCATGGTTCAAGCAATTATTTGACGATGATCGGGTTGCCGTTCTACATCCAAGCCAAAACGTGCGGTTTCTAACGCCTGAAAATGAGGTCAAAGGTATATTCATGCCAACATTGTTATTCGGAATGGGAACGCAAGCCATCAAAGCATTACATAAAAGCGGATTGGGGAAGGTGCGATGATGACACGCCGTCTGATTTGCGGTTATGAGAATGGACTTGACACCCATGCTACGCTTAGCCTGCCAGCCTGCGGGGTCAGAGCCCGAGCAGGGGCAGTAGCGATCGGGAGGGCTCTATTCATCACGCTTTTGGCGTTCTTCATCAGTTTCCAATTTAGCCTTTCTAATTCTCATGCTTGGAAAAACCATTCAATGAATTTGAAGTTATATGCTCATAATGAGATAAAGAATTGGACTGAGTTTGAGTGTTATGTAGAACTAATCCATCGAGAAAGTAGTTGGAATTACAAGGCTAGGAATGGAAGTCATTACGGACTAGGTCAGGTGCGTTCGACTTGGTATCGAGATCTCAGTCCTCGTAAGCAGATCAAGGCGCATTTACGATATATCGAGCATCGATACGATGGGTCAGCGTGTAAGGCACTTCGTCACCTTATTCGCGTAGGCTGGCACTAATGACTAGCAGCCTGAGCAACAACGGCTCAACGAGTAAGTGGCGACGTATCAGGTCGCAGGTGTTGAGACGTGATCAGCATACGTGCTTTTACTGTGGTGGTCATGCGAACACAGTCGATCACATCGTTCCCAGATCGAAGTTGGTTGATCAGAACGCAGACACGCTCGATAACCTCGTTGCTGCGTGCGTTCAATGTAATTCAAGCAAAGGGGGGCGGTTTTTTGGTGAGCGTCCGACACCATCGACCCCCCTGACCTCTTTTACCTCTCAAAATGGCACAATAGTCCACTATCGAGACAAATCGGACACTACGGCAGTTGATGGGGTTGAATCGTGAGCAATCTGGACTTATCGGGAATAAGGGGTGTTACAGAACCCCGAATTCACTCAAAACTGAACGAATTCCCCTCTCGCGGTCAGGAAATGATCGATTTCTGTAAGGAAATCGGCACGCCGCTGCTTCCGTGGCAGGAATTCGTAGCAATCCATAGCCTGAAGGTCAAAGAGGACGGCAGGTGGGCTCATCCGCTCAACGGACTTCTCATCGCTAGGCAGTCCGGTAAAACGACCTTCATGATCCTGCGCATCCTTGCCGGTGCGATGCTCTTTGGCGACGATCTCCAGATTGGAACTGCTCACACAATCTCCACGGCTCGCGAAGCATTCAAACGGCTGGTCGATATGGTCGAAGGCTCCAAACTTGCCGGGGAAGTGAAGAAAATTCGCTGGGCGAACGGCGAACAAGAAATTCAATTCATGAACGGAGCCCGATACATCTACCGAGCCAGCAATAACGCAACGCGTGGTATTTCAAAGCCAGAAGCCATCCATCTTGACGAGTTACGCGAATACAAGAACGAAGCGACATGGGCTTCGATCCGTTACACGCTCCAAGCAGCTCGAAACCCTCAGACATGGATTTACTCGAATGCCGGTGACGCATCCTCGGTCATTCTGAACAATTTACGCGACCGGGCTTTGGCATCGCTCAACTCGGACGACGACACCATCGGATGGTGGGAGTATTCAGCCCACCCAGACACGCCGATAGACGGATCGTTGAAAATGTGGGAAGGCTTGGCGCAA